CCTAAAGACAGCGGGTCGCCGTATGCTTCGGGTGAACCTGACGGACTGCCAGCGCTGTCAGAGTCCAGTTGAACCTTGGCCGCATTAGTGCCGGTCGGAGTGATTACAACGGTTGACACGACATAGCCATCGTCGGCCAAAGCATAGAGCTTCTCAAAAGCTCCAACTTCATTCTGGTCAGCCCTGAGCGTCGCCATAACCGCATTGGTCAGCACCGGAGAAGCTGATACCTGTGAGTCGTCACTCGCCTTGAAAATCTTAATGTAAGCCATAATCTTCCTTCCTAAATCGAGACTATTCCTGTTTTAACTCGGATTAAGTCAACCAACGGCTGACCTAGTGCCTTCGCTATTGTTCGACCGTCCAACTGGACGACGATGTTCGCTGTTCGATGTCCTCCACCACCTCCGGCCGGGCCAACCCATTCCGGCCCCGCTTCCCCGGCGATAGCATAAGGCTTGCCGGTGTTGAGTGACGTCAAGAGCGTCGGACCAACAATGGGGCCGCCGTCGGCATACAGTTTCAGCATGGCCCGTTCTTGGTCGGACTTAGTTACACCTACCGCCAACGCTTCCTCATTAAGCACTGTGGGAGCAATCTCGGCCGTCGGCATACCATAAACCGACTCGGTATATTTATTGATTTTGTCAGTCGCTTGGTCGATTTTATCCAAGTTTGGAATGTCCACGCCGGGGATTTTATTGATTAGGTTTATCAACCCATTAATCATATCGATTGCTCCATTGACCAAGCTGGTCACAAAGTCAATGGCTCCCTTTATCGGGGCCTTGATGAACTCCCCGATATTCGTGAACAAGGTACGAAGGCCGTCACCGATCCCGGCCATGAAGTTCTTAATGTTCTCCCATGCCTGAATAAAGAAGTTACGGAAGCCTTCGACGTTGTTCCACAGGGTCACAAATGCGGCCACAAGTGCGGCGATGGCGATAACCACTAGACCTATGGGATTGGCTGACATGGCCGCATTGAGTAACCATTGAGCGGCGGCGGCGGCTTTGGAGGCGGCCGAGGCGGCGACGGTGGCTGCTGTGTGAGCAATCCATGCGGCCTTGGCGGCAACCAGGGCTATAGTTTTCTGTCCGATTGATGTCGATAAGAAGAGAAGAACGGGGCCCGCTGCGCTCATAGCCCCGAAGACCAGTTCCAGCGGTTCCAGGAATGAACCGACAACCAACGATGCCTCGCTGAATTTCTGTTTTACTTCGTCCATGAGGGAATACTGGGTATTGAGTTGATCGGCGTAGGCTTGAGTAGAGCCAGTGGCAGTGTCCATCTGGTTACGGTAGCCGTCAATCTCGGTCTGTGATATACCCAGCACCTCATTGAGGCTAACACCCTCCGTTGCGGCTTCTGTGACCGCTGAGCGAAATGTACGGGTAGCTGCAGAACCGGAAATACCACGGTCTTCGAGAGCGGCCATGATAGCCACGCTGTCGTCCATGGTGATGTTGAGTTTGTCCATCTGGGGGGCCAGATAAACCAGCATCCCCCCGAAGTCGTTCAAATCAACGGTCGTGTTCTTAACCAACCATGTGAACTTGTCCATTTCCTCGGCGGTGGTGGGGATTTCCTCGCCGAACAACTTGTACGCGGGGATGAGGGTTGCTGCCACGACTTCAGCCGATGATCCGGTGGCGTCAGCTAGTGCGTCAAACGCGTTGGCGCTCGCCTCAAGCTGCTCAACATTGTCTACCCCGGCCCTGGTCAAAATATCCAGAGTGGCCGAAACAGACTCCAGCGGGAAGGTCACATTTGTAATATCAAGCGCCAGTGCCCTCATCTCGCCGGCAGTCTTGCCGATGGTGATACCTGTTGCGCCCAATTGGGCATTTAATTCTTTTGATGCCGCTATTGTGGCGAGTCCAGCCACTCCCACAGTGGTAAAAGCCGCGCCAGCCACTTTTAGTTGGTCGCTCATTCCCTTAATCGCTGAGGAGAAAGAGCCTTCCATCTTTGACGTGGCTGCTTTTATATCGGTGTCCACACCCGAAGAGTCAACACCTAATTTAACAAGGATTTCACCTACATTCATGTTTAACCACTTTCAACGAGTCGCCGAATTGGGCAAATAGCTCGTCTTCGGAAACCGTATTGTCCTGTGAGTCACCGGCTTGATTGCGGTACATCTCCGCCTCACGCTCTTTGCGTTCCACCAGCTTTCGGGTCATCAAGTCCAAAAGCTCGTCAGTCCAGTTCTGAACGATATAGTCCGGAGTAATGTGCCACTCGGTTAAAACAAACTCAAAGAACTCACCTATCGAGCTGGAGCGTTTCCCACGCCGTTCATTGCCCCCATCGCTCCGGTGAGGCTGGCTTTCAAAGGGAAAGCGATTTCGTACACCTGCTTGAACGCTTGGGCGATTTCGGCATCATTGGCCAAGCCTTCAATAGCGTCCCGGTCAAGGTCTTTCGCATAGGCGAAGAACAGGTCAATCGCTTCATCCCCCAGCATGGCGGTCATGGCATTGACGAAAGCCGTTCCGTCTTTTGTGTCCAACTCTGCCAGTTTGGTCAGCTCCGCCAACTTCTCGGCTACCAGCTTCCGCCATCTTCGGGAATCCCGGATGACCAGCGGTTTGATTTCGTACTCTTCCCCGCCGAGAACGACACTCAACGGGGCTTGGATGATTTTCTCCTCTTCAGTTCTAGCCACTTTTTTACTCTCCCTGTTTTATTTTTCTACGCGGCGGCCCGGGTAATCGTCAATCGATAATCCCGTGAGCCGTAGCCGTCCAAGGCGACATTGATGATTACCGTATTAGCTCCGACCTCTAAGTTGATGGAATGGGCCACACCAGACGCCACCACAGAGCCGTCAGGGTGGTCGGCATCGTAGTAAGTGATAGTTCCATCAGCCAGTGTTGCTGTCAGCTCTACGGCGGCCTCAGCGTTTGTGGCGGCCAGTGAGTAGGTCAGTGTCCCACCGGCAAAGGTCGGCGAGAACCCGGCGGTCAGGTCTTCCGTCAAAGACGTTAAAGCCACCGGCGGCAGGTCCACTATGGAGCCGAAACCGCCGCTGTCATCCACCAGAGCGGCAAACGTGACCGGAATAATGGACACCTCACCTTTCTTGTACGGTATGCCGACCTCGCCCACCGGATTGACGGCGTTCAATGTAATCAGGCGTTCATCGGTCGGAGTATTGTCCGGGGCTTGCCCGATTATCCTGAGTACCATTTCCTGTAAAGACCCGCCGCCGATGGTCAGTACGTTATCAGTGAGCGACACTCCAGGGATTGCCGCCTCAAAGTTCGCCAGTGTTCCTTCGGCAAACTTCATGGTGACTTCCGCTGACTGGTCAACCAGTTTGCGTAAGACCGTGCCGGGTAGCTCATTGATTTTGATACTGGCAAAGTCCGAACTCAGCTTTAGTTCTACGCCGTCAACCGTGTAGCCGACGACTTTTGACGTGTACCCGGTGCCCATGATTACCTGAGCAACGCCCACCAAGACTTTAGTTTTGTCCCCCATGTCACCCTCCTAAGCGGCAGCGTCGGTCATTGTGCCGAATACGCCTGCGTCAGAAGCCAGAGCCTCAAACGTGACCGGTACAACGCTGATTTCGCCCTTCTTGTAAGCAATACCAACCTCGCCGACCGGATTGACGTTGGCAAAAGAGTAAGTCCGGGCGAAGCCGGCCGGATTGGTGCCGACCACGGTCAAAGCGGTGTCCTGGAGAGAACCGCCGCCGATGGTCATAACTGCCCCGTCAACACTTGCGCCGGGAATAGCCTTAGCCATATTCGCCAGTGACCCCTCAGCCATCTTGAGAGTAACCTGACAGGTCTGGCCGGTAATGACGCGCTTGACCGCCCCGGCCACCTCGTCAACCTTAATGCTGGCGACGTCCGTGGAAATCTTGACCTCCACGCCGTCAACCGTGTAACCAACCGGAGTTCCGCCGACGCTTACAACCGCCGACCCTACCAGTACGTTGGATTTAGTGCCCATAATGCCCTCCTATTTTTTATCATTGATTGATTGCGCCAGTGCGGCGGAAAACACACCGAAATCAGTGGTGTCCAGGGTGAATGTTAGCGGCCCTTGCCCGTATTGCCGGAATGTTGTACCGGGCGCGACGTGCCGCGCTTCCATCCGGGATGTGCCGAACTCAACAAAGGCGGCGTACTCAACATTAGTGCCAACCTCGGCGGATAAATCGCCTGTGAAACGGTGGTTAATGCTTTGGCGTAACCGCCCGGTATCTACCGGCGTGGTTAATTTGGCCTTGTTCTCAACTGCGATTACCAGCTTCTTAAACGGCTCTATCGCCGCCTGTGGCAGCTTGTCGGTGTCCAAGCTGATAATGGCTTCAGTCGTGAATTCCATACGCCACCATCTCAAACTCAGTGGAAAGGTAAACTGTACCGCCCCAGGGGATGACCCCTAAGCCTTTATTCTGCTGAAACTCAAAACCTGAGCAGGTGCCGGCCAGTGTCGGGTCGGCTTCCAGGGCTGTAAATATGGAATTGTCCCCATCAATGAGATCTACCAGCACGCTTGCGGCTGATGGTTTTGACTGCTGCGCCAGCAGGATGATAATCCGGAAGGAAGTTGAAGGGGCCGCCTGGCGGATATAGTCGTGATTGTAGTCTGTTATCCCCGGCAGAATGAGAGCCGCCGGTAATGCGTTCGGCGTGTCCGGCAGTTCATAAGGGGCGAACACCTGGCGAATAGCATCAATGGTTTCCAGATTAGTTTTGATTGCGGCCGCTATTGACCTCATACTGCCACTCGCTTGTATTTAGACAGTATCTGCACAACATCCGGATCAAGGCCCTTGTAGATGTTGACCTGCCCAAGCTCCGGCGTGCCAACGACGGTCTGGAAAGCTGAGTCTTTACGCTTCCACCACCGCATGGCGGTAATCAGACAGGCTTTGGTAATATCAGCCGGGTATTCCCAGATGTTGACATCTTTAGCCGAATGGATGGCCGCCGTGGTGCCGTTCACGCCGCGCTGGACGGTGACGGTAGTGCTTTCGGGGTCAGTGCTGACATCCTCAACGAACATTTGCTCCGACTCGCAAAGGATGGTCATGCCGCTGCGGATAACACCCGCCGCCGAAAGGGTTAAAGTCGTTCCCATGGTGGTGGCCACCGTTCCGGTGACCCCTGAGGCGCGGTAGGGGGCGGCTGATGCGCCGTAACCGAACAGCCCGACAATCTTGACCCCGTTGGTCATTCTTGGGAAGGCTGTAAAATCACCGAGCGGGTTGATTTCCAGCCATGCCTTGGGGAAGCTGTTCTGCGGGCGAAGATGGTAATCAGCGGCAGCCATGGCGGTGAAGGTATCATCGCCGTCGTTGACCGAAATCTCACTGATTGCCAGCACGTCATCGTTCAAGAATAAGGACCGTCCGGCGCCGGCGAAATAACGCTCGGCTTGTATCCCGGAGAAAGCCCTTCCGGTTTCCTGCTCAATGTGGCGGGACGCCGCGCCCAACTCAGCCATAAGAGCCAAATCGTCGTCGCTGTCAGGCGTTCCCAGTAGCTTTTTCAGATGATATAAATCAGCGTAGTAATTCATTTATGCTCCGAAGGCTCAACTGACATATCCTTCATGGCAAGGCCTTTTTTAATCCAAAGGTTGGCCAGTTCGTCTGAAACATCAACAACCATCCCCGGAGATAACTGGCCGAAGGTAGCGAGGATGTAGGTTTTTATGCGTACTCTCATAATTTGGGAAGCGGCGGGAGAATTAACCCCCGCCGCTCATTCCCCCTTTTTTACTCTGCGGTGTAAGCCATCTCGTCAGAGATGACCAGTTGACCGTCAGGCATGACCAACACCAGGTAGGCTTTCTTGGTGGTAATCACAGTGATTACAACGTCGATATCGCCGTCGGACTCAGCCACCAGCCACCCCGCCACATCCGTCACAGTCTCAACGAGCAGACCGTCAGTGCCGATGACGAATTCTGACGTGTCGGTTGAGTCAGTACAGATAGTTGAGCCGTCCGCGTCTTTGGAAAGATAGGCGAAAACGGCGCGGGGGTTACTGAGGTCGCCACCCTGGGCGTTCTTGAGCTGAATGGTGACCGGGAACGCTCCCAGCGTCGGGTCACCTACGGTTATCGTGGCATCCACGATGTCAAAGGCTAGTTTCTCTAAGGTCCTTGTCCCCTCCAAAAGTTAAGGGGCGGGGTATTTCACCCGCCCCTTGTTTATTCGCCAGTGTCAAGACTAGGAAGACTCGTTGTTCAGGCAGTAGAAGGCGCTGGTGTTGACCACGCCGCCGCCTACCCGGAAATGAGCCTTGAAGCCGACCAGACCGGATTCGGCGTAGAGTTCATCCAGGCGCTGGATGGTCATACCGCTGCGGTCTACAATCCAGTAACCAGCCTTGAAATCACCGAAAACAACCGCGGTCTTTTCGTCCGTGGTGTCAGCCGGGTAATTCATGCTGGATGAATTGAAGATCGGGAATCCGTCAAAAGTGGAGGGCTGCCCGGCAGCGCTCGGCGGCTGCCACATATAGTTGCCATAGTAACCGGAGGCCACGGCGGGTCGGAATAGGCGGAGCGCCATTTCAGTCTTGCGGTGCATCATAAATGACGCGTTAGGCAGGTACTGTGCCGGCAGACTGTATTCCAGCTCGACCATGTCGTCGGTGGTGATGGTGTCGGCGGTGTCCAAGTCAATCTTATTGGTGTTCACCAACGTGGCGTTGACGGCGACGCCGGCCGGTTCGAGGTAAGTGGAGTGACCGCGGCCAGTGGCGAAGGCGGCATCTTCAACTGAGGCGCGGGAGCGGGCGAAGCTCTCAGCGATGAAGGCGGCCAGATTCTCGTCGGAGTCCATCAGCTCATCCTCGCCGATTTTGGTCAGGCCGACCAGGTCCTCGGCGTAGATGTAGTCAGTGGCCGGGACGAGGGATGATTCCAGCCCGGAAATGCTGGTGCCGGTTTCCAGTTTGCCCCAGCCCATGGAGACTTCGGCCATGGAGCGCCAGCGCAGCTTGTCACGGGTGGTGTTCCGGATGGTGGCGAAGTTGCGGAAGCGGGAAATTGCGGGAAGGGCGCGGACGATTTCTGAGGCGATGTCCTCAGGAATCAGGTACAGGCCGGTTGCATCCTCAACCAGAGCCTTTTTTTCTTCAGGGTTCAGTCCGGCCTTGCCTTCCCTCATCCACTTGAAGAAACTTTTGGCGGCGGGTGACTGCATCTTGGCCGGGTCGGGCTTGACGACATTCATGCGCTCGAATTTGAGCTGCAATTCGTCAATGGAGTTGTTGATCTTGGCCAGAGTTTCGTCGGAGGTGGCGATTTTGTGCCCCCACTCTTTCTTCTCGGCCTCGAAGTTCTCATTGGTGTCCCGCAGTGTCTTAACCGCAGTCTGGATTGCGTCGGTGAGCGTTTTCTCATCCATGATTATTTTTCTCCTATTTGCTTGAGCAGGTTTTCGATGCGCCGTTGGGCTTTTATTGCATCGAATCCTGAAACGGCTGACGTGAGTTCATTGACAGCGGATTCCAGTTGAGCGGCTTCTTTGGCTTCCGGTGACGGCTGAGTGGATTTCTCCGGCTCATCCGTTCCTGCGGCGTCCAGAAGTGCCTGTAATGCGTCGATGGCTTCACGGAGCTTGTTAATGTTATTAGCCGATAGCACCCGGCCCGATTTGGCCGACATGATAACGGCGGTCGGATTGGCGGCAAAGGTAACCGGGGAAACATCCCACAACCGGACCTCTTTCAAATGACGGACGCCGCCTTCAACGACCTCGGTAATGGTGTCGTAGCCGATGGACATCTGGTTGACCACTCCGTCCTTCATCAAGGCCAAGACTTCACGCGCCCGCTGTACTCCAAGTGTCAGCTTGCCTTTGATTTTTAGCCCGTGTTCGTCTTCCGAGAGTTCCAACGGTTTGCCGATAGGTTCATCGGCGTCGTGATTCCACAGCACCTTAATCCGGTCGGAGCCTTCCTGAATGGTTTTGGCGAAGGCCCCTTTGTCTACCACATCGCCGTATGAATCGGGAGTGCGGGTGAATGTACTGCCGTAGCCCTCAAATATGCCTGTCTCTTCGTCAACGGCCTTCACTTCAAACTTGATAGTCTTTCGTTCCATAGGTTTATCTCCTTTAACACTGTAAATCCAACCACATTCAAGGCACCGGAAGCTGTTGTCGCCAGCCGGTTCTGTCGTTGTCATGTCGCGGCAATTAGGGCAGACAACATAAACGATTTCCATTTAATCCGCCGTACCTTGCAAGGCAACGCAACGGCAATTGATGAGCTCATCAGGGCTGCCATCGGCGTCGCCGGGGTATCTCAGTCCGTTGCTGAATCTGCCGCCAAGCGCGACCTCTTCACCATCAATGACCTGATGGCGGTCACGAACCCTGTCGTCCCGTGCTGACAGCCACCGAAGGGTGGTTACCACGCCGGATTGTTTGGCGGCCTCAAATTGGCCGTAACCTGCCGCCTTTGAAACTTCCGTCCGGGCCACTCGTTCGGCCATCCATTTGGAGTTGTCCTGGTAGAACTGCCTGATGTTCTTGCCGATGGTGTAAATAGATTCACCTTCATCAAAACCTTCGGCGATGATGGCGGCCAGGTATTCCCGATTTGTGGCGAGGATAGTTTTAACCGCTTCGGCGGCGTTTTCGGCAATCCATGCGCGGGCGGCTTCGGAGAACGGGTCAAATACATCAGCTTTAGCTGACTTGGGTTTCATACCGAGGTCTTGCGCTGTGTCGTTGCCAAAATCCTCAACGATGGCGATGTAGGAGGCTGTGAGCGCTTTCTCAAACCCGACTGCGGAATCGTTGATAATCTCGTCAAGGTTATTGGGGTCAGCCGCTACCTCGTCGCCCAGCGATTCATACAGCCCTTCGAATTGTTTACCGACCACCGCCCACCAGCCGACGCGACGGGAATCAAGACGCTGCCACTGGCGGGTTTTTTGCTCCTCGTTGTCGACAGCATATTTCTTGAGAAATGATTTAGCCGGGGTTGTGCCGGACGGCATTAAACCGAACGGCAGGTAAGAGCGGTTCCAGCCGGCGAATTCGGAGAAGCCCAGACCGAGCTGGTCGTTAATCTGCTCGAATGGCACACCCATGCCGAAGAGAGTGTTGGCCGCGGTTACTTTTTGCGAGAAGTCCTCACGCAGGGCGGCGACATTCGACAGGTCGTAATTGATAGTGATGTCTCCGGGGTACAGGGGCGCGACCGCCATATTCAGCGTCGCTTTAATGTCATCCAGCATTGGGATGGCCGCGTCCTGATAAAGAGCTTTCCGCGCTTCGGCCATGTTGTTGTAACTGGACTGTTCCAGGTCTCCCAGGAAGATCGGGGAGATACCCAGGGCGGCGGCTATGGCCCGCTGATTTTGTAATCGGGAGGCGATATAATCCATCTCCACAGGCGACAGGCTCATGGATTCCCACTTCATGCCTTTGTTGAAAACCCACGGCTCCCGGTGTTGAGATTTCTGGAGAAACTTGTCTTTGAATTTGGCTGATACCAGGTCAAGGTCTTCCTGTCCCAATGCCTCAGCTGACGGCGTTAAAATACCGACCGGCAGCGCCCGATTCTGCATAGACACCTTTTGCGTGTCCTGTGCTTCATTGTCGGTGTCTACCGTCCGGGCCGCAGCCATCAATGAACCGATGCCCCAGTACGGATTACCGGGGTTCAACTGCATGAAGTGGATGAATGATTCAGGGGGAAGCATTTTTCGCGTCTGGGTGTGTTCCCATCCGTCCAGCCATTGACCGGGGATAGTTGAGGGTACGGGGCGAAACAAGTCCGGCATGACCGGCCAAAATTCGCGGGGCTTTCCGCCAACCATAACCGGCTGCCACAGACCGTTGCCACCAAGAATCAGGTGAGCGATTAACAGTTCAATCATGTCCTGCCCGGAAAATACCGGGTTAGGCCGGGACATGAGTTTAGTGAATTCGTGTCCCTCAATCTCCTCGCCGTCTTTTTCTACCCGCCACGGCACAGCGGAACAGGCCTGAACGATAGTGCGGACGCCACGGTAAACCCAAATGGAGCATTTATAACCTTCACGCACCGCCTTAGCGATGGTCATGTCGGTATAAACGGGCTGGCCGGGGGTAAATAGCCCGGAATAGTTGGGCCGGACATCAGTAGCGGCTTTTCCGAGCAAAGCAAGTGCGACGTTAGCTCTTAGTTTTTCGAGCATATAATAATCTCCTATGCCATGAGAAGCGGTGTGCTGCCGGATAATTCAGCGAGGGCCCAGCAAAGGGCGTCCATCCTGTCCGGACTCTCGTCGCTCTCGGCAGTCCAGGTGACCAACTGGTCCTCAAGGTCGTTGAACTGTCTGGCGTGAGTAACTTTTTTCTGTTCGTAGAGCGCGGCAATTGGTTCCGCCCGGGCGCGTTTGCCATGAGATGCGTGAACTGCTTTGTACGGGATGTCGGGCGATACGGTCAAAATGACGGTCTTTACCAGGTCTCCGCCGTTGTTGACTTCGCCGATGATTTTATTGGCCGCGAATCTTTTGTACTGAGCCACGGCCTCCCGCGCCCAGGTGTCGGGCGACATCCTGCCGGACCCGTCGGATAAGACCCAGTAGCGTCTGTCAACGCCTTGCCCGGTTGACCCGGCAACGATAATGCCTGTCTCGTCGGAATCCTTGTTGGATGTGACAGCCGGGTCTATGGCCACCACAATCCGGCTCAGCACCGGCGGCGGCCCGTATTGGAACATTGCCCGGAGCCACAGCGCCCCCGGCATCTCGTCAATCAGTTCAGCATGGAGTTCCTGTCGGCCGAGGGTTGTGCCCTCGTACTTGCCGGTAATCATGGTGAAGAAATTGGCCGCCAGATTGGCCCGGTTGTCGTAAGTTGAACCTCTGGTTATCACCGTGGTCGGCTCGGCAACGATGTTTTTAATCAGTGATATTGGCGAGGGTGTCGTGGTGGCAACGCACCGGGGAGTTTTGCCAAGCCGGAGACCCAGCATCAGGTTGTCCCATGTCTCGGTCGGGTATTTCCAGGTGCGTATTTCATCCCCCCAAGCAAGTTCAGCTTGAGGGCCGCGCAACTGGTCCGGTTCGGCGGAAGAGAATATCAACGCCTTCGCCCCGTTCGGCCAGGTGAGGGAGCGTTTTGAAGGCTCGTACAATGGCCGGAACCACGGCGGGGAGATGGTGAGTATTCCAGATTCGCCCTCGATCATCACGTCGCGGGCGTCGGCTGGAGTCTTGGCCACCAGGTGAACCCGCCCGGCATGACCGGCTTTTACCTCGTCAATGATGAATTCAGCCCCGGCGCGGGTCTTTCCGAAACCCCGGCCCGCCATGATCAGCCAGGTCAACCATTCGCCAGGCGGCGGCAGTTGGTTCGGACGCGCCCAGGTCTGCCAATCATAAAGCAGTGCCTCGGCCTCTTTGTCAGTTAAGGACTGGATCGCCTGGAGACGTTTTGACGGTGTCAGCGAGATTAGAGATTCTATCAAAGAGCTTTTGTCTGACATCTTCCACCTGAATCGGCCCGCCGTCCTTGCCGGTGTGTTCGGTCTTGATTGTTTCTGCCCAGCGTTCGCGCCAGCGGCGGGACATGACCATCATGGCCGCGGATGATTGCGGGCCGCCTTTCTGTGCCTGTGCTAACAACCGCACCTCAGCAACAGCCTCGGCTTCCAGCACGGCGGCGCGGAAATTGCGGTAGAGCGGGGAGGCGACATAATTGGCTTCCGGGTCGTCTATACCCTTCTCCATCCAGTAGTAGAAACTGGACCGGGCAATACCGGCGGCGCGACAGGCAATGTCTATGTACGAACCGAGGGATATGGCGGCGATTATCTTGTCCTGGACTTCACGGGTGAGCAGACAAGGCCGGCCCATTTTGGTTGTCTTTTTGGGCATGACGCCCTCCTGAAAACAAAAAGCCCCGGAGTTTCCGAGGCCTGAATTACTTGGTATAGAAAAACCGCCATCTCTGGCGGCTGGTTGGACTGTTCCCTGATTTTATAAGCATATCACATCTGTCAATACCCTGCAACAAACGTAATCTAATCGTAAAAACCCCCGTTTACCTTAAGCATTTTTCGCCTGCGGTTCGGCCACCCTTCCGCCCCACCGCCGCCCCGCCGCAATTACAGACCTCAGTACGCGCCTCTCGCACCATTCCCGGTAAGTGCCTCGCGGGTAACGGCAAACCTTCCGCGCCGGAATGCCCGGCCCCGGATTAGGAAACTTCCGCCCCCAGGAGATATAACCCAGTGAGTTATAAATGCCGCGCCGCGCCTCGTCGTTGCTGATACCCGCCGCTTTCGCCAGTTCCTCCTCCGGCACGCCGTAGCCGAAAAAGAGCAAACACAATCCTCCGTCCCGGCCGCACAGATCAAGCCGCCGGTAAACCTCGGCCTTTGTTTCAATCCAGCCCCGGTTAGGCATTACCTGACTAATCTGCCGCTGGATGCCGTCCGGGGTGCGTGTGTAGCCGGTGGGTTGTTTCGGCCACGACTCACTGGAGATGTGCTCCAAAATCCATACACAGCAGCCGCGGTCATAGGTGATTTCGTGGGGCTGGTAGTGGTTATTCATCCGCCGGTTGCTCCTTCACCAGGTAGATTATGCGGCGCTCAAGGCCCAGTACTTCAAGAGCTTTCGGCCCCGGCTCCCGGTTGCCGTTGAGAATATCGGCGAAATACTGCGGGGAAATCCCCAGAGCGTCCGCCGCGGCCTTTTTACCGGCGACCGATGCCAGTTCGGCGAACACCTTGCGGATGTTGACCGTCAAGTGGATGTCAGTTTCAGTCATGCCTAATCCCTCACTTTCGCTTGCGCCATAGTTCTGCCGATTGCCACGAGGCGGAGTTCTGTCTGGTCAGCGTCAAGGTCTAATTTAACCGGGACGCCGTCTTCAGCGGGCGGCGTCCATTTAGCGGGCAGCAGGCGCCGGAGTTTGGCCTGAGTCTCCGGCTGGCAGAGATACCATATGCAAGTCATTTGGCCTCCGGTGCTGGGGCAGGAGGGGCCGCTTGCGTCCGCACCCAGCAGTCGTAACAGATTGCCGGGGCTTTGACGGTGGGAGCTGTGGCCACCACGACATACCGCCCGCATTTGGCGCAGGTGCTGATTGTGCTTTGTTCGTCCATTAAATCACCTCGCATCCTGATAACGTTTTGACTATCTCGTCCCAATGGCGGGGCCGCCAGACAAAGGTCTCGCATCCCCCGGACTCCCCCAGCAGCCGCAGCCACTCTTCCTGCTCCGGGCTGCATGTCGCTTTCGCGCTGTCGGTTTTCAGTTCGGCGAATATCAACCGGCCCGGCTTAACCAGCACGCAATCCGGAAAACCCTTGCCGTCGCCGGATACGGCGGTGCGCCAGCCGTTGGCGGTCATGGCGGGGCGGAAGTGGGCGATTTTCCAGCCGAACGTCCGGGCTAGAGTGATAATCTGCTGCTGGAACGCAGCCTCGGTGATTGATGGGGTTGTTGCGGTTTTCATTTGGCCACCGCCGCCCATGCCAGCAGCCACGCCTCAGCGCAACCGGCTCTTACCGCGTCCTCAAACGGTGGGAATGGCGGGAGGCCAGTCTGCGCAGGTTCCGGCCGGGGATTTGCTGTCTGGGGCCGGACTACTTCCAGGGGTTTGCCGGGGAAGGCGCCCAACTTTGGGAATGGTTTATCCCCCGGTCTCTGGACAGAAGGGTCTCTCTTTACCACTCTTCGGGCTGTCCCCGGTTCAAGATTGGCCGCCTTGAGGTATTTATAAATCGTGTTGTCGGCGATGCCCCATTTGGCTTTGGTCGGCAAGACGCCGATGGTTTGGGCGTCATTCAAAATTTCCCGAAGATTGGCGTCAATGTATTTCTTCTGATCATGCTTGTTTCGCTTCGTCAGGTCTGGGCCGAGTGTCTTCATGGTTTTCTCCTTCCGTGTCACGGTTTTGCTCTCGGTGTTAAGTGATTCCGATGATTCTGTTAATCTGGTGGCTGGTTCTGTCTCACGTTTTACCGGTTCTGTAACGCGCTCTGTAACGCGCTTTGTTGGTTCTGCCTCGCGCCGGGCTGGTTTTTGTACCGGCATCAGCGGCTCCGGGGTACTCAGTCCGAGGTCTCTGTCAGTGGCTGTGTTGCCGGTGCGGTTGCGGGAGGGGGTTATCTCCGGCAGCGAGGCCTCAGGCCCCTCATACCCGCAGTCCAGACAGCGCAGGATCACGCGGGGACTAGCCTCATCCGGCCGGCACGGCAGGTACTCGCGGGCGTTGCACTCCGGGCAGCGGATGAGGCTTTTACCCGCCTTGGTTCCGGTGGGGCAGACGCTCACGGTCGTCACGCTGCGGCCTCGGCGATTATTTCTTGAGAAATACCTTTAGGTTCCCGGTATTGGCGTTTTTGGCAGATGCCATCCTGGAAAGAATCAGGCCCGGCCCAGCCGCAATTCAGTTCGGTCGGGTCGGCTTTGGTGGCATAGGCTTGAGTACAACCCGGGCAGTTATTTGCCTTCAAGGCCGTCATGTTTTCTACCCATGATTCCAGCTCACCTTTACCCGCGGCCATCAACCGCCGCAACACCCACGAATTAGGCGAGCCATAAGGGCCCCGGACTAGTGCGAACATCATGGCCGCGGCCAATTCCTCAATCCGTTTGTCATCCTCGTCCTGCATAATCAGGTTAATAAAACCTGAGAAATCGCCTTTTTCCGGCAGGTCAAACCCCGCTAGATGAGACGCCAGTTTTACATGGTCTTTAGACGACAACTGCCCGAACAGGTAAACAGCCATAACGTCAACGACAAGGCAAGCGAATTGGGGGTTTTTTATGAGTTGCTGGATTTCGGTATTTAGTGCCGTTTCCGCTGCCTTCGCCTCAGCATTAGCCGCGGCGGTTTTCTCGGCCTTTTTATTCCGCCAGCATTTCAGATCCACACAAACCAACTCTGCGTCGTAACCGTGTCCCTTAAACATGGCGCGCTTCTCGCAGCTCAGGCATTCGGTGGGGTTATCGAGATTGGCGAGGTTGTGGTCGTTGAGCCTCTCATATTCGTTGTACCCGAGATTCTTGTCGGTCAACACCTTGGCCTTGGAATTAACTTCTTTCAAGGCCTCAATCCGGGCTTTCTCGGCCGCGGCCTGTTTTTTGTCCCAGCATTTCGGGTCGCGGCAGCGGGGCTCTTTGGTGCTGCCGTAAGGCCGGCTGAGCTTCTCGGAGCGGTCGCAGGTTTGGCATTCGCTCAGGTCAAAGGTCGGTCCCTGGTACGAATCAGGGTTGAGAGGTTTGGACCGGTCAAAGATGCCTGAGGTGATGTTTGAATTGAGTTGGTCTACTGACTCATGGGTTTTGGTCACCCGCTCGGCGAAGCTTTTTTGAATGTCTGGTTCCGACTTCAACCGCAGCAGCGCCCGGGCATGGGTTTGCGAGATTTCACCGCCGCTGACCATTGCCTGAATATCCGCCGGCAATTCCAGCAGCCGGATGGTGTTGCTGACCTCGCCCTGGGTGATGTTGTGGTCGGCAGCCAGTTTTGCCTGGGAAACTCCGAAATCTTTGGTGTAGCGGCTAAACAGTTCGGCCTGTTCAATCGGATTCAGGTCCTTGCGTTTCAGATTAGCCTCCATGACCAGGTCGGCCATTTGCTGATCAGTCAACTCGCATAGGTTGACGATGATTTGGTCTGAGCAACAGACTTCCCCGGAGACAGCGCGGTAGGTTTCGTGTCCCTGGCGTTCAATCCAACGGATACCGGCCAGCCGCAGCCACCCGTCGCCCATTTCGTAGCCAGGCTCTTCGCCCGGACCTGCTTTACCTGGTCTGGCCACCGGGGTCAGGATGATGCCTGTCTCCAGAATGGACTGGCCGAGCATAGCCGCGGTCTCCTCTGGAATATCAATCCGGCCGGAAGGCTGGTAGGGGTTGGGGCGGAGTTGGTTCGTCCTGATTTTAATTTTGCCGTAGATGCGTGGTTCTGTGATTGTCGTTGTCATTTTCTCTCTCCCGTTTTTTTAGTTAAGTCCAGAAATTAACCGCTCACCCGGTAATCCGGCGCGTTGTTGACGAAGCATTTGCTGTTTTGTGAGTCCATGAACCGCGAGTAGATGCGCGGGGAAATCTGGTTGATTTGTTTGAGTTCTAAATTACTGGTCATCACCGTCACCATGCGGTGTTGATATCGGTGATCGATAACGCTCTCCAGCTCCGACAACTCCCAGTCAGTACCGCGGTTCATGCCAAAATCATCCAACACAAGGCCCGGTATCCGGTTCAGTGCTGATTTGTAGTCACCCAAGGAATGGTCGGAAATCTTGGATTTCAAGGTGTCCAGCAGTCCCTTGACTGGGTAATAGTTCGTTTTGAAGCCCCGGAGATTCAGCAGCCGGGTTATTGCCTGGCTGATATGGGTTTTGCCGTTGCCCACACCACCGGTGATTAAGAGCATCGGGGGGGCCTGTGTTTCCACCAACAACTTTGCGGCGGCGACAATCTGCTCAAGATTCCCGCGCGGCTCCAGATTACTCAGCCCAGCGTTAAAATCTACAACACCCCGCATGGCCAGCCCGGCAGTGTCTTTCATGTCCGCGGCGGCGACACACCGGCAGCGTTCAATGCGTGCCCAATCGGTTTTTCCGTCCCAGCCGACTTTGTGCACCCACAACCCGCCGCGGCAGATGGGGCAGTCAGGCAGCCCGCTTACCGTCCGGGGGGAGCCCGTGGGCCAGGCGGTATTCCCGTCTGATGTCCTCTGGATCGGCGTATGTTTCAGGTAATTGGCGATTACTTCCTGGATGCTGTTCATGATTCTCCTTCGCAAAATCTTTTTCCGCCCACCGTAAAATCGCGGCGTAATGGTCAACGTATTTGTAGCCCTTTGAGGCGATGCCGGTGGACAAGTTTTCAATCCGTTTTTCAAAGTCGCCCGGAAAGCGGGATTTTAATTTTTGGAATTCCTGGTCGGTTAATAAGACATTTTGGAATTCCCCGTATTTTTGAGGGGGTGATTTTTTTTCTTTGTTTATTTCTTTTTTATTTCCTTTCCTTTCCTTTCCTTTCCTTTCCCTTTGTGGCATTTCGTGCAGAATTTCGGGGGTTTTTGGGCTTATTGCGGGATTTCTTACGTCAGAAACTCGGTTTCTTACGTCAATAACTGGTTTTTGAGGTATCAGATGTTTGCGATTTCGGTAAGCATCGACGACCCGGTCAACGAGGTTCTGGCACCAGATGATTTTGTGCTCGCGCCATAGCTCGGCGTCGATTGCGTCCAACTCGGCCAGTTTGTCCATGATAACCAAGCCGTCTTCCGGGGTTATCCGTATTTTTGCGGCCAATAACTCCCACTTTGCGGGATTTCTTACGTCAATAACCAGGTTATCAGCGCAAGAAATGCGCTCCAGAAGCTTAAACCAGAAGGCATAACCCACAATCCCGAACTGTCCCTCGATGATGGTTAGAGTGTCCCCTTCGCTCGCCCTGGAATCGTGAGGGAAGTAATCAATATTGGTTTTGATTGGTCTGGCCATTAAAGCAACCTCTCCAGCCCGGGTTTCTCAATGACTTCAATGTCATCCGCCCGCAGCCGGTCAATGAGGCGGTGCAGTTCCCCAGCGGAAGGTTCGGGCAGGTTGTTGCCGTAGTTATCGGCGCCGATGAAGACGCGCTCCGGCCGCAACGTTTGTAGCCAGGGCAGGAATATTGACAGGTTGAAGTCCATGACCGGTTCTACAGAGATCATAATCCGGCGTCGATGAACTATCTTTAAGTCGCGCATGTAGAAATATCGGTCAGCCGGTGACGGGGCGCTGCTTTGCGGTGTCAACCGGTTGGTCTCCATGGTTGTCCCCAGCACCACGTTTTCCGGGATATCACCGCCGGATTCAAGAAAATCCACAAAGTACTCGGGATTTTTAGATTGCAGATAGAAGTTTACGTCCGGCATAAACCGGATACGGTCCAGCACCAACTTCAGGCGGTATATTACAGGCTGACACGCCACGTCACCCATGTAGCCGACAAATACCCAGTCACCGGGTTTGAAATTGCGCCTGGCCAGCTCGCGTTCTGATATCCGCGGCTCAAAGGTGCCCATGTATTTCGGGTGATCCTTGAACCGGGTGGCCACCATCTGGCGCACGCTGCAGTAAGAGCATTCAAAGGTGCATCCGTGCAGGACATTCCAGGTCTTCATCGGTTTGCCGTCGATAGTGAACATTCGCGTCATGACGCGCCTCCAATCTCGATAACCCAACCGCCCGGCTCCCTGGTTACAGCCCCTTTAACCCCCTGGTCTTCCAGGTAGCTCATTATGTCGGTCAGCTCAACGGCCCCCTGTGCAACTAACCGCACCTGTTTTCCGCTGGCCGCCAGTTGTATGCAGTTGTCTATGGTGTGTCGGTTCATAAATCGCCTCTTGCCTATATTTTGTCCACCCTTTGTCAATAGTACTGAGTCGGTCATCTTAACCAGGCCATCCTGACGTACCCGAGGCCATCAGCCTGGTCAACCTTAATGATTCTGCCGGCGGACAGGTCATAGAGAAACCCGTCGTGCTCCAGCCAGCCATGGGCCTTGCCGTTTATAGTTCCGTACACCAGGGTCATATTTTTCACCCCGGCGATGACCCCCGCGGTGAACATCAGTAAAGCCAGGTCGTCGCAATCCCCAGACCTGGTGTGATAGGTGATTACCGGTGGCAGGGGTAGCAACAGGTTGTACGTGCGGTATTCGTAACTTCCGATGGTGTCCAGCCAGCGGGGCGGGATGGATATCTCGTGGTATAGTTTTGTCAGTATCACCCGCTCACTGTCTCCCGGCGATACCCCTGTATCCCCTAAAAGCGAATCAGCCGCATAGATCGAGCTGACGCTTGAGGCGATAATCACCAATGCCAGGGTAATCAGGGCAATCCGGGCTTTTCGCGGGCCGGTGGTCTTTGACGATATACCACCGTTAAGAGATTTTTCCGCAACGCCGTGCGGCTTTGTCACGCGACTATGGTATCTCTCACCCGGCCTGGTCATCTCAGGTTGACCATCTCGTTGATTTTGGAGTCAATGGCCCTGAGCTGCTCGTCGGTGCATTCCGCGGCGGTCGCCGGGAAGCCCCACTTCTGTAAAACTTCGGTGATTTTCGGTTTGGTCTTGTAGCCCAGGATAATCAAGCCCTGCTTCACCTGGCGCTCCAGATTCGCCCTCGGACTGGCGGATTCCATTTTCTCAAAGGCTTCGTCTGCCGTTTCCTCTTCCGGGGACGGTTCTGACGGCTCACAAGGCTCAATGGCGGCCTCAATGATTTCGCCGGTGGATTTGTCCACCTGGGGCGGTTCGGGTACTGCCTGAGGCTTCCCGCCGCCCCAGAGCGCATCACATTCTTCGTCTGTCGGTTTGGGGCTTTCGCGCAGCCGTTTGGCCTTTTCCATTAACTCGTCGGCCTCCGGGAAGTCGCCGGGCATTAACAGTATTTCGGATTCGTCCGGCGCCGGCAGCAGCACTCGGCTCGGTGGCAGTTGTGCCAGCCGCTGGGATTCCGCCAGGGTAACGTTGGCTGAGAGTTTCAGGACGTGAACCGTCTTTTTCTTCTCACCGGGCGGGGTGACATCCTGTTTGCCCAGGGAGAGTTTCAGCGGGATCATGGCCACCCGGCCACAGACGGAGCGAACCAGCTCAATCCCGGAGTTGATTTCCAGTATGCCGTAATAGCTGCCGGTATCCAGCTGCCAGACACCGAGTCCCGGCACCTTGGGCAGCAGGAATTGCAGGTTCATAACCTCGGTGCACTTCTTCGCCTGGTAAACCGGGCACTCCCGGCCGAGGCATGGAATATCCCGCCAGCTGGTGTCGCGGGAATCCTTGGTGGCGGGCTTGCCGGTTTTAGTGTCAAACCGCTGCACGGCGGTCTCGCCGTCACCCTTGCACGCCAGCCCGAAAGACTGGTTGTATGATTTGTAGTACTGGGGGGCGATTAAGGTTTCGTCTTCCACCGGGAACATGATTTCCAGTTCGGTCGGTTTTTCGCCGTAGATTTCCTGCACCTCAGGCGGGCAAACAAAATAGTCCGTCGCCTTCGGGTACTCAACGCCCGCGGCGTTTTTAACTTTGATTCCGAGGCGCAATTTTCCAAGCCGGGGCATCCGGCGCTGGTTTGATAAATTTTTTATAGGGCTCATATCTTCTCCTCCTTAAACATATGCGGCCTCCGGGATTGGCAGTTGAAGGTCATGTATTTTTACCCCCCCCCGCTGCATCCCGGCCATGGCCACGGTATTTTCCACGGCCTTTGTGTAACCAACGCCGTGATTGATGCCGCCGCAGATGCACTCGCAGTTGGTGTCGTGATTGCCGTTGTAACATTTGGCATCGCATCGGCGTTGGCTCTGATTGAGTAGAGTAACCATCATGCACTACCTCGCTGTCACTCTGATGGTTTCTTCCTGCCATGAGCGGATTCCGGGGATGGTCCCGCCCGCCTCAATAACCTTGCGGACGCGCCCGGCGTCAAGTATCTTGTACTGTTCGGGTACCTGTGTCTGGTCAGTACATTCCCATTTCCAAATCTTGGCAGTCCCCGCCGTCCCCATAGCCCCTTTAACTGTCGCCGGGACATAAGGCACCGGGATTTGTTCGGCAGTTTCGGTAATCTCTCCGTTGTTCAGTTCGGCCTCTCGCTGCGCCGCCTCAAACCGTAGCCGGTTAATCTCTTCAACTTCCCGGCGCTTGTGTTCCTCTTCCTGCCGGTAAGCCAGTAGTTTAGAGCGGGTGATTTGGTCGGCCTGGTCAAAAGGCTCCATAAGTTCCTTGACCGCCTCGCGTACGGCTTTCAGGTGGGCATTAATCGGGTCGGTATATTCCTTGCCTTTTTCGGTCATGGATTTTTTGAGTTTGGCAATTAGTGACAAGTCGTCAGCGGCCGCTTGAGCGGAGATTGTGCCGTCAATGACACGGTTTACGGCGTATTCCAACAGGCGGACGCCCTCGGCATGGATGGCGATAGCCGCGGTGTCCGCGTTAGGGGCTATTTTGATGAGGACGGATACCTCGGCACTTTCAGCGGACGCACCTTCAATGGGCGGGTCTTCCCATGGCATGGTTTCATTAACGGCCATGTCTTACCTCAGCCCGGCTGGTTAATCCGTCACCGTCCAGTTCTCCCGCGTTTACATGACTCGCAACCTCGTCCATCAGGTTCCCCATGGACAATTGTGGGCTGTATATTTTGCAGCAAAGCTGATGGCCAGATTTGGCCAGACTGAGTATTTCAGCGAGTTGCTTCGGCGACAGCGATTTAGTGTTGACCGTGATTACGGTCACAAGGTCAATCTCGTCATCTGGGTTCATTTCCAGTTTAACCTTGGCGTTGATGTCCCTGACTCTAAAGTCCATTTTTATTCTCTCCCTTTGGTTTATTTACTGTTTTGGTGTTTCTTTGTGGGTGATGCCGGTGTGGCCGCACTGTCGGCGGATGGCGTCGTCCCGGAGGTTGCGTTCCCGCTCGCGGCGGTAGTCTTTGTCTGGAGTTTCAAAGTAGCCCATCATGTTGGGTTTAGTTTTGGCCATTTTCTCTCCCTTTAATTCTTGTGTTCATCCAGCCAGTTGCGGAAGGCTTCCTGCCGGTCATACTGGCGTTCCAGTTCCAGGTCGTCCGGCGCGGTGTTGTTGGTAACCATCAAGCGCCCGTTGCGGGTGATGGTGAGTACGCCGGTGTTGACAACCCGGTGCCTACCGAGTATCCTTTGAAGTAGTTTCATACGTTTCTCCTTTCTGAACCGTCCGTACCAGGGGCGGTTCTACTCTTTTTATCAGCCCAAGGATCGCCGGGGCAGGGTCGTATTCCCCCTTGAAGCGCTCCCCAATGACTCTGAATTCGCTGATGACACTCATGCCAGCCTCCGGTACTTACCCACCAGCTCCGGACTCGCCGCTTCCAGTCGCGCCGTCTGCCGGTTGAGGCAGGTTTTAACATCAACGCAGAAGTAATCGGTGGTGTCCCGGAATAAGACGGGGCTGTATGTCGGCTGCTCGGTAACGTCCGGGCCGGTGTGGCCGCATTGGGAGCAGCGTTTCACAAACTGGCCCAGTTCGGTCAGATTGTTGATGGCGGGGAGTGTGGTCATTTGGTCTCTCCTTTAATGAGGGCTATACCTATGCGCTGTGACAGCTCAGGATGGGCGGAAATGGCTCCCCAGAATTTGTAACCAGGTTGCCGTGAGCCATCCAGCAACCGATAGAGATAATTAACACTGAATCCCAACTCTTTACCGATGGCCTGCCATGTCATGTTTTTTTCAGACCGGTAGGCTTTAATGATTTCAAGGGCTTTCTGATTGCTCATACCAGTAGTATAATACTAGTCCGCCTGTATGTCAATACTTTAGGCGGAAATATTTTTAACTACTTGGTGAATTGCCAGTAGTATTAAGGACGGTTAAACTGATGTGTGTAATGACTGAAAGCAAAATTGGCAACCGTTTAAGGAAACTCAGGGAAGTGACCGGGTTATCTCCAGAGAAACTCGGCCTAAAAGCCGGTATCTCTGGCCAGTACATCCGCCGAATTGAAAAAGGGGAGCGTCAAACCTTAACTCTTGATACGGCCAGACGGTTAGCGGACGCATTAGGCGTTGCACCGGAAGCCCTTATGGACCCAACAACAGTCATAGCGCGGCGCTCATTCACGGATGTATTCAGCGACATGGAGGTCATATCCCGTCAACTGCAAGACGTGGAATTCATCCCCTTAATTGGCAGCATACCGGCTGGATACCCTGACCTCAAAGAAGAGGAAGAGGCCACGGAGTACGTCCCGGTTCCTAAAGATGCCATAAAGAACGCGAGTAAGAAATTGTATGCACTCAGGATTGAGGGAAACAGCCTTAAAGGTGACGGGATTGATGACGGCGATGTGATTATCGTTGACCGGGATGCGCCGCTCATTGAAGGAAAGATATACGCTTTCCGG